CAGATGTTGTTGATTTTCCAAAATTTTCTAAACTTGCTATAGTTAATTGATCTCCTGTTTGTTTATATTTAAGACTTGTGTCTCTTAAAAACATACAAATACCTAAAGCCATTACTAAGTCATCATGATAGCCATCTTGTGCTTGAGCTTTACCATGTTTCCAAATAAATGTTCTTAATTCTTCTAAAGTACGTTTACTTTGAATAGTTACACTTTTTTCATGTAAATAACTAATCATTTTTCCAATAACTAATGGACGAGTACGTAAAGTTGTACTAAAACCAGGCACCATCCCTTGTCCTGAGTCAAATTTATTTAAGTACATTTCTACATTAGTAAGAGCTGCGTCTTGTCTTGGACTATAATACATGTTTGGATAACCTCGTTCAATTGCTGTTTGAACTACGTCCCATCCTACGTTAGCATTTTCAATAACCAACAAAGCATTATTATATTCACTAGCTATGCCAACTAAAAAATGACCATAGTCACGAGTTCCTATTTGTCCTTTATATTCTGCTACTTGAGTATTAGTTTCTATGTCAAAAACATGGAAAGCGCTATAATCTTTTCCATCTCCTCGAGCACAGTCAGCTACAACAGCATACATTTTTGAATAGTCTGGTCTTTCAAACACCCAAAGATTACCATCTAAACCTCTACGTTCTAAAGGTTCTTTTGCTTGAATTAAATACCAGTTTAGAATAGCAGGATCAATAGCTGTGTCACCAGAAGTTGTAAAGTCACAATCACATTCTTGAGCAGCCATTCTAGGTCCTAAATCTACATCTTGTTGGTCTCTCCAACTTTGATTTCGCTCAGGATGAACGTCCCATGGTAATCTAATTGGTAAAAAACTATTTTGACCTTCTTCTGCTTTTACCCAAGTTCTGTGGAACCAGTTTCCTGTACCATATGGTGTAGACATAGCAATACATCCACCACCAGTCGCCAAGGTTTGTTGGGCAGATACGAATACTTCTTCAATGTTATCGATAAACGCGGCCTCGTCAATAAGCAACAAAGATACGGCTTCACTTCGCGCACTATCACCAGCAGCTGATACGGCTTTCATTTGACTACCGTTTGATAGTCGTATACTAAGTTTATTGTTTTCTAAAGATTTAATTTTCATCCAACTAGGTAAATTATCATATCCAAATTTTACCTTAGTTACCATGTTTTTTGCTGTTTCTGTTTTAGTAGCAATACACAATACGTTTTTATCAGTATTAAAAAGCATAAGCCATAAAGCATATGCTGAACTTAATGTACTAATTCCTAATTGTCTTGATTTATTTATTAAACTAAATTTATTTTTTAAGAATAATCTTAATACACTTTCCTGAAACGGGTATAAATTAAAATGAACTCTACCTTTGGTAGGGTGTTGAATCATGTAATATTTTTTACAAAAATAAACAGGATCTTGTTTACATTTAAGAAGTTCTTGTTGAATAGCTTCTTTTATGGAAAGTTGTTTTGGAATATCATTTAACTCGCTCATAACAATACTATTAAAAATATACTAATTGCTGCTACTATACCAGTAAGTACATAGGATTTACTTAATTTAGTTTGTAAATCACTTACTTGATTTTCTTTTTCTGTTATTACACCTTTATAACTAATAATTATACTATCATGTCTAGTTTCGTTTTTCTTATATAAAGCTATTTGAATATCACTAACTTTTATTGTAGAATCTTGTGATTTAATAATACTAGACTGACTTTTAATGGTATCTCTACTGACAGTAATTTGTTTTTTTAAATAGTCTCGTTCTACTTTTACCTCTAACGCATTCCTTAAAGCAGAAACCGGTACTACTACATTAGTATCATTTAAAAGTTTTTGTGAACTTACTGGCAATATCAACATTAGACATACCATTAAGACGATTACGTTCTTCTTCATATTGTTCTTTATATTCTGATGCTCTTTTAGCGGCTGCTTCTAAGTCTTTTTTATCTTTAGCAATTTGAGCAGCTAAGACATTTTTTACTGAATCTAAACTAGCTATTTTTTGTTTATCTTTAGCTATTTCTTTATTTAAACTGTCTATAGTATTATAATATTGTTGTTCTTTATCGTTAGAATAAAGTGGGGTTGGTTTATGAAACCAAAAATACAACACAACTATTATAATCAATAAACCTATAACCGTTGATATTGTTTTCATATTATAACATGTTATCAGCTTCAGCATCTACGTCTTTAGCTTCATCATCAACATCAAAATTCATTTCTTCTAATGATGATCTCCACATGTCAAACTCACTTCTCATAGATTCTTCAGGACTTTTAAATCTTAACATAACGTCATTATCAGCAAATACTCCTGATGTGCCTCTACCATCATCAAATAAATGATATGTTGTTCCTTTAATATCTTTAGCAATACCTTTATATTTCATGTATGTTCTTCCAGGTTCTCCTGAACCAGGCATTCCACCCACATAAACATATTCTTTACCTATTGTTAAATTTTGGGGATCTACTTCATTTAAAGTTTCTTCTTTAAGTTTAACATCAGTATCTTTTAGTTTCATTTCACCAAAAGCATGTTTTTTAAAAGGTACAGCTTCTTGTACGTCTTCTACCTCATTTATTGGTTGGGGTTTGAAAGCCTGTACCATTTTTCTAAATAAATCGTTTGAAAAATTTATATTGTCCATATTTACATTTTAGTATAAATATGTTCAAATATAGCTTTTACACGTTCTTCTGTAGATCCACTTACTACTAATAAATTTTTAGGTGGATATGCTTCTAAAAGATTTTGAATTTGATAATCTATTTGATCTCTATATTTACTATTAGTTTCACGAACTCCGTTATCTTCTATTTCTACTCCATCAGGTTTTACGTAAATTACTAAATCATATTCATCTTTAAGATTCATAGCAGCATGTTCAAAATCATACTTTTGACTATTAGGAATACTTTTAGATAAAGCTGTAAAACTACAAACATCCCATATAGTTCTGTCTGTAATAATATTATCAAATATCAATTCAGTACTTCTTTCTGCTAAAAATATAAATTGACCTTTTAAAGTACTATCAGTATTAAGAGGAATGCCTAAACTCATTAAGTATTTACTTCGTTCAGTAGCAGTTTCATAATTCTTAAAAAAATCATGTGCTCTTAAAGCATTTACCAATGTAGTTTTACCTACACTCATTGTACCTGTTAAACCTATTTTCATATTATTACATTGATTGTTCGTAACGTGGATCTTTTGATGGTGGAATGCCATTAAAGTCTCTTTTAGCTTCTTCCCACTGTTCTTTAGTTTTTCGTTCTCCAAAAATATAATATTCTGGTTTTTGTTTTTGATCTTTTGAATGAATCAATGCAGGACCATCCCAATTATGTAGTACTCTACGTTCGTCATTGTTGAAATAATAAATAATTTTACCATCAACGGTTTTCATTTTAATTGTTTGCATAACTTATTGTATATAGTTTAAATAAAAAGTGTTAAATCTCCATCATACCATACATCTTCTAGATGGTATTTGTCGTTAAGTAAAGACTCAGCAACATAAATTCCATGAGCACCACTTACTGTAATTCCTCTTGCTGATAATGCATCTCCTACAAAATAAACATTTGGATATTTAGTAAGACTCAAATTTTTATATTTAACAAGTGGTTCAGGTGAAAGATATTTTACTTCAGGCACATAAACTCCCCAATCATCACCAAAATCAAATACTTTATTCATGTCATCAATGAAATTTTTAATGTAATTCCAATATTCACCCATAGCTTCTTCAATTTGAGATGTTTCTGCAACTGGATAGCTGCTAACCATTTCACCTTCTGATGTGATTCCTGCTACTCTTGATGGACTGTAATATAATCCTGTTCCATCTTGTTGCAATTTAGACACAACATTACGACTCCACTCAAATGGATTTTCAATGCCTTTGATTTCCATAATGATACCAAAATTAGTCATGTTGTTTCTGTATTCTTCACCTTTTTTAGCATGACCATTATAAGTAATGTCACCATAAGTTTCTTCTACAGCAACATAAGCAGCGTTATTGTTAGTACAGAATGAACGTAAACTAACATCATCAAACTTTTGATATAACTTAAAATCATAACTTACATCAATTAATTTTTGAAAATAATGTTGTGGTGCTTCAAATCGAACTCCAATCTGGACTGATTTAGGTTCATCTGGTAATTGGTATTGATTAGCTAATTGTTGAGCAAAATCAATTCCTGATTTGCCTACTGCAAATATAAGTTCATCATAATCAATATAACCACCTACACCTTTATTAGGCATTTCTTCATATTCTACATGATTACTATCAAATGAAATATTTTGTACTTTAGATTCCCAAATAAACTTTACACCTTTTTCTTGTAAATAAGTATACCAATTTTTAGCAATTTCATGAAGATAATTACTACCAATATGATACACAGGAAACATTCTTAAACCGAAATATGGTTTAATAAATTCAGGTTCTTCTTGAGGATTAGACAAATAAATTTCTGCTTCTTTAGGATGAAAACGTCTAAAATTTTCTATTACTTGATCCATCAAATCCATAGCTTTTGCTTCACCACAGTATTTTGATAATTGACCACCAATTGCTGTGTGGTAAGTTAATTTACCATCACTCCATCCTCCAGCTCCTAACATTCCTTCCATTACTTCTTCAGGAAGTCTGTTGTGGGGATCTTTACCCATATCAATAATAGTAATATCTTTTCCAGGATAACCATTATCTACCAATTTAGTTGCTGCATTGATGCCTGCAACACCTGCTCCTACAATAACTATTTTCATGCTCATAACCAAAATATTATAATAAATTATTCATATTAAACCAAATAAATTTTTAATTTAAGTTTACCACTTCCTTTAATAGCTCTATGCCATTTATGTTTAGGAAT